TTAGATATACAAGGATAGATGGTGAGGACTACGGCAGAGGATTTGTAGAGGAGTACATTGGAGACTTGAAGTCTTTGGAAGCTCTTACTAAAGCTATAGTAGAGGGTAGTGCAGCAGCAGCTAAGGTGTTGTTCATGGTCAATCCTAACGGTACTACTAGGGCTAAGACATTATCTGAATCTCCTAACGGTGCTATTGTACAAGGTTCTGAAGGAGATGTATCTGTTTTACAACTTAACAAGTTCAATGACTTCAGGACTGCACAGTCAGTAATGAATGGAATAAGTGATAGATTGTCACAGGCATTCCTATTGAACAGTGGAGTAGTAAGAGATGCAGAACGAGTAACAGCAGAGGAGATAAGGATGTTATCCCAGGAGCTTGAAGCTGCACTAGGTGGACTTTATTCTTTGTTATCTCAAGAGTTTCAAATGCCTGTAGTAACAAGGTTAATGGCTAGGATGGCTAAGGAAAATAGATTACCTAAGCTACCTAAAGACATTGTTAAACCTACTATTGTTACTGGTGTTGAAGCACTAGGACGAGGTAATGACTTACAAAAACTTGATCTATTCCTTGCTGGTGCTAATCAGATAGTTGGTCCACAAGCAGTTGCTGAATATGTTAATGTATCTGACTACTTCAAAAGAAGAGCTACTGCATTAGGTATAGAGACTGAAGGATTGATCAAGACAGAAGAAGAAATTCAACAAGCTATGCAGATGGCACAACAACAAGAGATGATGATGAAGTTGGGTCAACCTGCTGTAGCACCTGCTATCAATGCTGCACAAGAGCAGTATATGAGTAGTCAACAACAACCACAAGAAGAGTAAAGAGAGATATGGCTGAATTACACCGAGTAGAGATAAATGAGAAAGCACCACAGGAGATTGACCCTGAGTCAGAGGAGACTGTTGAATCAGTACCTGAAGAACAAACGCAACAGGATAGACCTGATTGGTTACCTGAAAAGTTTAAGAGTGCTGAGGATATGGCTAATGCCTATAGTGAACTTGAAAAGAAAATGGGAGCAGGGGCTGAACAAGAAGAAGAACAACAACCAGAAGAAGAGCAAAGCGATGAACAACAAGAGGACACAGATACAGAAAACACGGATACTAATACTGTTATTGCTGAAGCTAGTAAAGAGTTCTTTGAGAATGACGGTGTTATATCTGAAGAGACCTATAAGAATCTTGCTGAAGTTGGGCTACCGAAGGAGTTAGTAGATAGCTACGCTGCTGGTCAACAAGCATTGATGGAAAGTGAAGAAGGAAGCATCAAGGCTGTAGCAGATGGTAATTGGGATCAAATGGCAGAATGGGCATCAAACAACCTCTCACCTGAAGAGATAAATACTTTTGATGATATAGTACAGAACGGAACAGTTGACCAAGCAAAGCTTGCAGCTAAAGGACTGTACGCACAATACAAGGCAGAGAATGGAGTTACACCTAGACTAACACAAGGTTCAGTTACTGGTTCAGCTACTATGCCTTTCAAGTCTAATCAGGAACTTGCTAGAGCAATGTCTGATCCTCGATATAAAAGTGGTGACAAAGCTTATCACGAAGAGATTGACAGACGCATCGCAGTAAGTAACAATTACCTTTAATATTAGTTTTGCTCGTAGAAAAGCCTTGGACTCCACTTATTTTTCTCCCAGTTTTTTGGTTGCTGGTTTTTTTAGGTGGATGTTCCAAGGCTACTTTCTACCCACTAGCTGGTAGTGTAGGCGGAGCAACTGTAGGTGCGTTAGGTGGTCCTGGTCCTGCCGCTGGCGGTGCTGCTCTAGGATGGGGAGTAGGAAAAGGAGCACAGTTAATGGAGGAAAACCAAGGACTAGCTAATAAGGCTAAGGCTTTATCTGAAGGAGATGTACAGAAACTTGTACAATTACAACTAGATGAAAAGATGGATGATGGATTCTTTGATTCTATGTTAGACGAAGTGTATGGATTCTTGAAACTATGTCTAGTAGGTGTTATCCTTTGGAATGTAGTGCCTATAATCTACACTAGATATGTACACAATAAAGCTAAGAATAAATGAAAAAACTATTAGATAAATACAATTCACTAACAAAGAAGGAAAAGGCTATTGTCTTGACTGTTCTTTGCTTAGGTGGAATTATTATATTAAATTCACTTTGAATAGACAATTAGTATAACTAATGTCAAGACCCACTGCGGTGGACAATCTCGAACAAAGGTTACAACGAAAGTCACAAAACATAAACACTAATCACAAATACATAAATAAAGGAGATAATATATCATGGCTAATGGAGATACATCCCCCTCTCGTGTAGGACAAGTTAATAGTGCTGGTGATGTAGATGCTTTGTTTCTTAAAAAGTTCAGCGGAGAAATCTTGCAGACCTTTGAAGAGTCAAACATTTTCAAACCCCTTCACACTGTTCGCACAATCGAAAACGGTAAATCAGCTCAGTTCCCTGTTACAGGAATAGCTTCTGCTGACTATCACACACCAGGCGAAAACATCGCTGACGCAGGTAATTCTTACCTAAGTGACATCAAGAAAGCTGAACAAATCATCACTATCGATAAGATGCTTTTGGCTTCTACTTTCTTGTCTAACATTGATGATGTAAAGAACCACTACGACATTCGTTCAGTTTACGCTAACGAGTTAGGTAAGGCTCTTGCACTTCGCTTCGACACTGCTATTGCTAAAGTATTCATCGCTGCTGCTCGTAGTTCTGCTGTCATTACTGGCGGTAAAACTGGTGGACAACTTGATGTTGCTAACAATGACTTCAGTGCTGGTGATGTTGCAGGTACTCCTGCTGCTGTTACAGGTTCTGAGTTAATCACTGCTTTGTTTTCAGCTGCTCAAAAGCTTGACGAGAATGACATTCCTAGTGACGGACGCTTTGCTGTTCTTCGTCCTAGTGAATACTACAAACTTATTACAGGAGGTAGCGGTGCAGTTGCTATCAATACTTCTGCTGCTAATAAAGATGTAGGAGGTTCAGGATCGCTTGCTTCTGGTAGCATTGCACAAGTAGCTGGTATCAGCATCTTCAAATCCACTCACATCCCATCAACTGACTTGTCAGCTGTTTCTACTGGAGACGGTTCATCAGCTAATGATGTGTTCGGTGGAAGCGGAGTAGGATACAATGGTGACTTCAGAAACAGCTTGGGTATCGTAGGACACTCTGCTGCTGTTGGAACTGTTAAACTACTTGATCTTGCTACTGAGTCTGAATATCAGATTGAGCGTCAAGGTACATTGTTCGTTGCTAAGTATGCTATGGGTCACGGAATCCTCCGTCCTGAGTGTGCTATCGAATTAGTATCTTAATAGGACTCTCTCTTCGGTGTTGGGTGGTCTGTGATTCGTTCCGCACCCTCCACCGATATTTTTATTTATTAAGCTATGGCACTGACAACTAAACTAGAAGCGGTAAACATAATGATCTCTGTAATAGGAGAATCACCTGTTAATACTTTAAGTGGAACAAGTGTTCCTGTAACAGTTACACAAGCAGTCCATGCTTTAGAAGAAACAAGTAAGGCTATCCAATCGGAAGGATGGCATTTCAATACTGAGTATGATTATCCATTAGTACCTGATGCTAATACAAGTAAGATTACTCTTCCGAACAATACATTAAAGGTAGACTTAGACCCTGAGTTAAACACAGATACTGATCCTGTACAAAGAGGTACTACACTGTACGACAGGAAGAATCACAGGGATACTTGGACTAAGGACTTAAAAGCTATAATTACTTTTGAGTTGGAATTTGAAGAACTACCTGAACAATTTAGACATTACATATCTGTTAAAGCTGCTAGAATATTTGCTGCTAGGTTCTTAGGTAGTAGAGAGATAGAAGGCTTTGCATTGAGAGATGAGATAGAAGCAAAAGCTAGGGCTATTGAAAGTGATACTGAGAATGCAGACAGGACTATCTTCGATCACTATAGCGTGTTACGAGTACTTGATCGCTAGAGATGCCACTGCTTCACACCAGTATTCCTAACCTTGCACAAGGTGTATCACAACAGCCTGACAATTTAAGATACCCTGGACAGTGTGATGAGCAGATAAATGCTTGGTCAACTGTAGTAGAGGGATTAGTAAAAAGACCTAATAGTAGGTTATTAAACCAAGTCAATGCTCAGTTAGGTACAAATCTTACTGCTGATATTCTTACGCATTATGTGGATAGAGATCAGGATAATAGATATGTTATCACTTACGACAGAGGTAATGGATTGCAAGCGTTCGATCTTGAAGACGGTGCTCCTATGACTATAACTGTTGAGGATGCTGCTGCTGAAGCTTACCTATCTGTATCGTCAGGTGACTTTAATCCTGTCAAAGACCTCAGAGCATTAACCATTGCAGACTCTACATTCCTTGTTAACAAAAAGAAGACTGTAGCTAAAGTTACAGATTCAGAGTTAAAAACTCAACCTTTAGAATACGATGCTTTGATATTTGTTAAACTTGGAGATTACGATAAAGCTTACAGTATTTACTTAGATGGACAATTAGTTCCTGTTGCTAGTAGTTTAAACTCTGAACACGATTATACTACACACGGTGATGCTCCTGCTACTTATATAAGCGGAAGAGCAGGACACAGCGATGGCAAGTATGCTGATACAGAGTACATAGCTAAAGACCTTACTACTTGTTTAGATACTTTCATAGCTGGTGCAGGAACTGTAGAAGTATTTAGTTTAACAGGAGGATCAGGACTAGGAGGTAGTACAGGTGCTAATCAATATTTCAATACATCGTTTTCTTTTTCAGTAGATCAATTTGACAGCGGCACTAAGATAGGTTCAGGTGCTGGAGGTGCTTTAACTGTTGTTAATGGTGCTGTAACTGCTTCTGTTTTGTATCACAAAGGAACAGGTTATGATAATACAGTTTCTACTTCTGCGTATGATCCAGTTACAGGTAGTGGGATGTTAGTTACTATTAGAAGAGCACATACCTCATACTCTAATGCCCGCAATGAAGATACAACTACTAGCGTTCAGTTTTTTAATTACCTGTCAAGTGGTGTTATTATTCCTACTATATCAGCTGTTACTGTGTCTGGATCAACTACTAAGTTTACAACTGAAAGACAAGGGAGTGTAATAAAGATTTCTGCTGATACAGATTTTAGGGTTAGAGTTTCTGATGGGTTAGCTGACCAAGCATTAGGTGTTATTTACAAAGAAGTGGATAACATTACTGATCTTCCTAAGTCTTGTTTTAATAACTTTAGAGTAAAGATTATTGGAGATGTAGATTTAGAACAAGATGATTATTATGTACGGTTTAAAACCAAGGATAACGAAGAGTTTGGGGAAGGCAGTTGGATAGAAGAACCAGGTTGGACTCAAGACGGCACAGATAAAGGAATTACTTCGGGTATTGATAGATTCTTGGATAGGAGCACAATGCCTGTAAGATTAGTCCCTGACCAAGCAACAGGTAAGATAACAAGTTTTACTTTAAAAGAAGTCGAGTGGATAGGTAGAAATGCAGGTGATGATTACAGTAATCCATTTCCAACTTTTACAACTAAAACTATCAATGACATCTTTTTCTTTAAGAACAGATTAGGATTTTTAACTGATGACTCTGTTGTGTTCTCAGAAGCAGATGAATACTTTAACTTTTTCAGGACTACTACACAATCTCTGTTAGACTCTGCTCCTATAGATGTAGGAGTATCTCACATTAAGATTAGTATCTTACAACACGCACAGGCATTCCAGGAGAAGTTAATGTTGTTCTCTCCTAAGACTCAGTTTGTACTTAGAGGTGGAGATTTGTTAACTCCTAAGACTGTTACTATATCACCAGTCACTGAGTATGATGTGTCAGAAACTATTCGTCCATTAGCACTAAGTAATTATATATACTTTAACTTTAAAAGAAATAACTTTGAAGGATTGTTAGAATATACAGTAGATAATAATACTGAGACATACAGAGCTGTTGAGATAACAGAACAGATAAATAAGTACATACCAACTAACATAGTAAGGATGGAAGGTAGTTCAGCAGAGAACATGGTAGTTGTACAATCCGACAGTGACTATAAGAAACTGTATATATATAAATACTTTTGGCAGGGTAATGAGAAGATACAGAGTGCTTGGATGACTTTCTCATTTGCTAAGGACATTAGAAGTTTTTACTTCATTGAATCTACTTTGTATGTCATAACCACGGATTCTAAAGGTTCTTATATTGAAACGATTCCTATGGAGAATGGATTGGCAGAAGAGGATAAGAACTATGCTTTATTGTTAGACCATAGACTACCAGGAAACTCTTCATATCTTACTTTCTTAGGTTGGTATGTAAATGACTTTGTTACTATTAATGGACAGAACATATCTAACGCTACTGAAATAGGAACACAGAGTGGATTTGAGTTTCAAGATGGCATGGCATTCTATACTAAGAACGGTAATAAAAGAGAACTTATTATAGATACTGATCCAGCTTCTGTTGATGAGTTTGGTAATTCAAGGACTTATAAAAGAGCAGTAGTAAAAGGATTAAATGCTGATTTTGTTAGTTACGGTGCTGATCCTGTACAGGTAGGAAATATTAAATATATCTGCACACAGACACATACATCAGACGCAGCTAAACAACCAGGAACAGGTGCTGATTGGCAAGAATATTGGAGGATTATAACAACAACTCAAGCTGCTGATGCTTGGTCTTCTGGTCAAAGTTATACTGAAGAAACCTTATATGTCTGTACTCAAGGTCATGTATCTACTGCTGCTAATAAACCTCCTTCAAGTCCTGAATGGGGATTAGCTGGTGCTTTTGCTTCAGCTGCTCCGCTATGGCAAGAAGGATATGAATACTTAGATTACAATGACTTCTTCATAGGATATGAGTATGATATGTTATACAGGTTCTCTAAGCAGAACTTGAAACAACCTACAGAAAGAGGAGGACGATCTGCATCTGACTATACATTCCAAACTATCCGTAACGGTAG